ACTCGGTGCCAAACGTGATCACCATGGACTCGGCACCGGCCTGGGCAAGGGTGTTAAGCAAAACCGAGGTGCAGCCCACCGCCGTGCTGATGCGGGATTTACTGGGGTGCGGTCTTTGTGCTTCCCATGCTGCTTTACCCTGGAGGATGAGGCTGCGGGCCATCGTGGCCGGGAACATGCTGCCAGATACGTCCAGCAGGATCGCCACGGCACTGTCCACCCCATCCTCGGCAAAGCGGCGGGCGAAAACCTCGGCCTGACCCGTTGCCACCTTCGCCAGGGCTGGACGGTGCAGGGTGCCGGACCTGAAGCCACCTTCTCGCCATTCCCGGGCGCTGTTCTCGAACAACCGGCGCACCTGATAGCGAAGCGCAGCAGGCACGGGAACATCGGTTGCCCAGGCCTCAAAGGGCAGGAGATCGGGGGCATCGGATCGCAGCACCTCGTCACTGGTGTATGACCCTCCAGGCGCGGCATCGTCGCGGGGCAGGCTGGGTTCCACCTCGCGGGCCCACTGGTGTTCTGTGGGGGCCTTGGTGACAGGCCCAGCGTCGGCAGGCTCTCCCTCGCCTTCGCCTTGGCCTGCGGCCTTGCCTGACCCTTCGCCTTCGCCTTCACCCTCGGCGTTGCCTTCGCCTTCTGCTTCTCCTTGGCCTTCGGCCTCCCCTTCTCCCTCGCCTTCCCCTTGGCCTTCGCCGTCCTGGGGCTCGCCATCCTGCCCGGGTTGTCCCTGGTCTTGCTCTTGGTCCTCGGCGGTTTGCTTGATCTGTTCAAACACCCAGCGGGCCACCTCCAGCGTGTCATGCGAGGAGGCGCAGGAGTCCAGGCGGCGGGCCGCCTCCTTCCATACCGGCAGCAGGGCAGCAGGCACGGCCACGGTGATGCCATAGCGGCGCGTGTAAACCGCAAGGGAGAAGGGGAGGTTTTCCAGGGCGGCGAAGTCCACGCCCTTGGCCTCGTCGATGAGGCCGCGCAGCAGGGTATGGAGCAGGGGCTCCACGTTGCCCGTGAGGCCGGATGCAATGGCCTTGCGTTCGATCCATGCATCCTCCAGGGCGTTGTGCAGCCTGTCCACGTACCGGCGCGGGTCGCGGGCCTTGAAGTCGGTGTATTTGCGGTGCAACAGTTCGTGCACGATGTAACCGGCATAGCGGGCCAGGATGTTGCGGGGCACCTTGGTTGCATCGCCGATGTCGGACAGATACATGGTGCCGCCTTGGCTAATCGCGGCGGTGGAGACGTCCGCCCACTTCACTTTCACCGGGCGCAGGCCCAGCGAACCGCAAAGGGTGCGGGCGAAGGACTCCAACCCGGCGCGGGCTTCGAACCCCAGGACATGGGGGCGGGACAGAAGAGGGGTGATGCTGGTCATGTTTACACCTTCTGGGACTCGTTGCGGATCAGGGACTCATTGATGCAAGCGGCATAGGCTGCGGCCATGCCTGCCTCGGACTCTGCGGGTTGGCGGGCACCTATGGTGCTGCGCCATGCCTCGGCGGGGTCGAGCACCCGGCATGCCTCAACGAAGGCCACCATTTGGCGGATGGAAGGGGCGTCGATGATCTCGCCACCGGCCACGCGTCCCCGAATGTGGCCCACTGCGTCCACCACGTGCGCGGCCAGGGCGGCAGTGCAGCCGGTATGCCGAACCAAGGCCTCAGTCTCCAGGCTCGCCGGGAGATACGCGAAGGGCACCAGCAGGGAGAACCGCTCCAGAAAAGCCGTGTTCATGGTCTGGACCCCAGCGAACCGGCCCGAGGTGTCACCCTGCCCCAGGCTGTTGTCTGCAGCCGGGAACATGGTGCCGGGGGCGCGGTGCCAGACCTGACCGGCGTAGGCCACCTGGGCCTGTCGTTCGAGGAAAGCATTCAAGGCCGAGAGGGCTGCAGGCTGCCCCATGCCCACCTCATCCAGCAGACAGACTGCACCGGGCGTGGTGTAGGCCTCCAGCACCGGACCCGGCTGGAACACGGTCGAACCGTTGTCCAGGCCGGTGGCCCCGAGGAAGTCATCACGGGTTGTGAACCGATCAAACACGAAGCGGCGGAACATGCGGCCCGTGCGGGCGGCGAATTGCTGCATGGTCTGAGTCTTGCCGGTGCCGGCAGGGCCACCGAGCCACAAGTTCCGCCCGTTGGCCTGGGCGATGTGCAGGTGTCGCACGATGGACTCCTGCCATATGAAGCAGGGGTCTGCGGCTGGGGCCTCGGGGTGGTCGTAGGTGGCGAACATCAGCGGCGCGCCTTTGACGTCGGACAGATCAAGCCCGAACAGATCAAGGGCGGATGCGTGGCCTGTCGGGCCTGCCTGGGCCACGCGGAGCACCTCGCTACTGGTTTCATTCGCCTCGGCTGCGGCGGCGATGGGGGCGAAGGCTGCCTCCACCTGGGCGCGGATGGCCTTCGCCACCTCGTCGGGGTTGATCTGGATTTGCCCCAGGCCATCGGCCAGGGTCTGCACCTGGGCGCGCAGGCTCTTTGCCTCGGCCTGGGCGGCGGTGGATGCGGTCTCAACCCGCCCGGCCAGTGCAGCGACATCGGACCCCAGTAGCCCCAGGCGGGCATTGGCCCCCGCCTGCTGCTGCCCCAGGCTGGCAATGCGTTGGTCCAGGGATTGGATTTCCGCCGCCACGGTGGACATGGACCCCTTGAGGCCTGACACCTCAAGCTCAACCGCGCCCACCTGGGCGGCAAGGCGCACCGCGCCAGGGCTCGGGGTCGGTGCCTGGGCGGCGGGTTCGGGCTTGTTTACCGCCGCGGTGATGGGCGCGGCGGCTTGCGCCTGCCCCAGGCGGCGAACATCGGCGATGGTGATCTGTCCGGAGTCCACGGCGCGGGCCAGGGCGGCCACCATCTGGGATTTGGAGTTGAGGGAGGGCTGCTTTGTCACGGCGAAGTAAGCGGCAGCGATGATGCCCATCGGCAGGCCCATCAGGGCATTCTGAGTGTGCAGGGTAACGGCCATGATCAGACTTCCTCAGCAGCAGACAGTTGGGATTCAAGGGCGAACGTATCGCCATCGGTCGGGCAGGTCGGCAGGCCCAGCGCTGCCCACTTGGCAGACAGGCGCACCGTGTACCCGCAGGTGGGACAGGTGGCCTTGAGCATGCGGGTGCTTTGGGTCTTCTTCACCCCGACATTCAGCGCTGCATGCGGGTACGTGCCCAGGGTCTGCAAGACCTGGGCGTATTGCGCGGCGAAGTCTTCAGCACCGGCAACCTGCCTCCAGTTGTCGCCCATCGGGCAAAGCCCGAGATTCGCGGCCAGTTCAATATAGGCCCCTGATGAGTGCGACATCGCACCGGGCGCGGCATGGGCCAGCGCCCCGATCAACTGCGCCAGCACCTGGGCCGGGTCATCAAGGGTCGGGCTGACCATCACCTCGTAGGTTTGGTCGGCGCTGTCGGCATCGGCCCAGCATTCGGCCAGGGTGCCGCTGCGACTGAACGTCGATGGCAGGCCGCATGTCACGCGGATGCGGGCCGGAAGGGTTGCGCCAGCAGTGGCGAAGATGGGGCGGGCCTGGGCGACTGCCTCGGCCAGCCATGACTCACGGGTAGGGTGTGTCATGCTGCTTCTCTCCTGTTACTTCTTGAAAACCAGCAGCGACAGAACCTCTCGCTGCGTCCGTGCGTCGATAGTGCGCGGCAGGCCCAGGCTTAGGCCGCGCTCGTTGGCGTGGAACCGGTATTCCGAAATGGTCCCGCGCCAGCCTGATGACGGGTGATAGGCGAACATCTCGCCAACCTCGACACCATCAGCCAGCAGCGGAGACCTGCGGAAAAACGACTTCGCGCCTATGGGGTACTTCAGCCTTAGTTGCACTTCTCTCTCCTGTGTCGTCCGGGCACTGTTGCCCGTCGCCCCATACGGGGAACCGTAGTGTAGTGCAAGTGTTTCAACGGGTGCAAGTACCAGCACCACAAGGGGCGGACGGAAGGGGCTCTAGACCACAAGTCGCGTGCGCGTGATGTGCGCGTGATGCGGGTATCTGTGTTGCATCAGGCTAGCAATAGGGTCAAACCCTCGGTCTTATATAAGACTGCTGTGCATAACCTGTGGATAACCGGGTTTTAGCCATTTTTTTTGGGTGCCTAAGGCCTACGTATAGGGTGCTCGAAAAAAACGGCTTAAATCGAGTTGCACACAAGTTATCCACAGTTGCTCCATAGGTAATGCCTCATTTTTAAGCACAAACAAAGGCTTATCCACAGGCTGTGGATAACTTCTTGCAAAAAGGATAACCTGTGGATAACATTGCGAACGAATGCCGCCAGCGGCAAGGGTGGCGATAGTGATTAAGGGGCGCAAAGCCCGAAGGGTGAGAACCGTGAGCAATGTGACCGGCAAGGACTACATGCAGGCCCTGGACTCGGTGGGCCAGGATGAGGGAGATGACGGGGACGTTTACACACTAGACGGCCCGGACACCTACAGCGAAGCGGAACAGATGGCCGATGCCGCAGAAGCACCAAAGATCAGAGGGGATGGACAAGTAGTAGGGACTGCAGAGTGGAAAAGACAAAGACCCTTGACGGTCCAGCAGCAGGCCTTCGCAGCAGGGGTGATCCAGGGTAAGTCACTGCGACAGGCGTACCGAGACGCCTATCCGAACGCCCAGGCGAATGACCAGTCAATCAGCGCCACCGCAGCGCGACTGATGAAGGATGAACGGATCACAAAGCTAGTCCGGGAAGCCTGGGAGGAGACACAAGAGGCGTTGACGGATGACCCGCAGGCAATGCGGAGGCACGTGGTCAGACAGTTGGTTGCACTCAGCAAGACAGCAGCACAAGAGGGCAGCAGGTTGAAAGCCCTTGAGTTGCTGGGACGCAGTGCAGGCATGTTCAGGGATGTGCAGCAGACCGCAGACAAGCCACTGACAGCGGCAGAGTTGAAAGCCGCGCTCAGTGGTCACCTTCGCTTGGTGCAAGCCACTCAGCGTAAACGGACAGGCACCGACGATGCGTAAACGGTGCAGCACGGTGCAAGGCGCAAGGCGCAAGGCGCAGGCCACGCGGGCGCAGGGGTGCAGATCAGGGGCAGCGTTTGCACGGGGGGCAAGGCGTAAACGGCGGAGCGGGGAACCCACCGGCACCGGACCCCCCGCTGTGCATGACTGACCAC